CATTTCGTCACGGTCAGTTTATTATTATCCACTAGTAACTGATAAAACTAGTTGCGCACGCTCTCGGTCGTTCCGCATAACATGGAGGAAGGCGTCAGTATAAACTTGGCGCTTATCACCCACCAGTCTGTGGATTGTGTCTAGATATCGGAAGGCTGACTTAGCCCAACCACAACAGCTGACACTACTTGGGGTTACGACGTGTGAGCAAAACTCAAACTCCGTCGTACTCTCAGTAAATACCTTGACATCCACCAGTCTAGACAACTGGGGTTGCGATGTGCCTTTTGAGACTGCATCGTCACCCATAGTCTTAATCCAGTGTGCTCCACATAGGGTTAGCACGAATGCCATCATACGACTATTACTAGAAGAGGTATTAAAATCACCTGAAGGCTGTATGCCAGGTACAACCTGTGCAAACAGCTTCCGGTTAGAAGTTACAAATAACTTATATTTGGTGGCGTGAAGTCTACCATACATAAGCTTTGCTATGATGTCGTCAGATTGCAAATTGCATAACCGGACGCGCATCCTCATGTCCGCCTCCATGAGCCATTCTTTGACTGACCAATCCCAGCCAGAAACATCTGTGCTGATTATTGGCTGTCCGTCAAACCAATCTTGCATGCGTTCGAAGTCTGAATCTTCAATACCCATGCCGGGTTGACTAGGAATCTCTCTAAAATGGAGTATTTCCCATCTGTTCAAAGGACTATGCAGAAAGCGGGCGACCAATTGGTCTACCAAGCTCACTGAACTTATGAGTCTCCACATTCCTTGAGAAATTTTCTTCAGGGAATGTGGCTCATCCTTTATAAACAGCTTGACCGGATCGACTACTCCATCCATGACCAATTCGACTGCATTTAAGCAATCGCATGTGGCCAGGAGCGCCAATCTCATAGTCGCTATGCGAACCAAACGGGAGCTTATCTCAGCTATTGCATCACCGTTCGTTGCATACGTTACACACAGCGGGTATCCAGGACCCGACGTCTTGACTACATCTGTATTCAGTATGTAGCCTAACCTGTGCATCAAAGAAGTCAAATCTAAACCGCCATTCCCATTGCGACAAAACAGAACGCCGGCTGTTTTGGGCAAGGGAAGATATTTACGGATTAGTTCCGCTTCGGCAGCTTTAACCCTGCTAGGTGATGGCGCACCACCCGTAGCAGAACTTCTGACTCGGGATAAGTGAGAAGCGAGGCTATCGACCTCAGCGTCCCCTCCCCTAGCCGGCCACCTGTAGGCTCCTGCTTCAGGCACTTGGTGAGCGAAGCTTGGAGCCGTGGAAGACGGTCTTTTGGCGTTGTGGAGTCGTGAATGGACTTCTCCAACGCAAGGCATTTCTTCTCCCACGACGTTCTCGCAACAGTGAGTTGTGTACTTCTCAAAGTCGTAAACTCCGCTGCCAAGGTACCACTTAAGGTCTTGGAGAGCGGTGGCGTACTCTTTATCGTGGACTCCCCCGTAGAGGTTGTTCCACGCGAGTTGGCACTGTGCGAACGTGAATTGCCTTTTATGTCCGTCTTGCTCGTTTTCTGGCCCGAATGAGAACGCGTTTGGCTCTTCTCGTTGGACTCTTGAACCGAGCGAGAGTGGGACCGACCCCTCTCGCTCTTCGACTGAACATCGCCTGCCTCCAGAGAGGTCCAGGCTGTGGCCCTTGGGTTCAGCACTTCGGCTCTTTGAAGTGCTGGCTGAAAATCCTGAGTAAAATCAGCGGTACTAACAGATCCTAAAGAATCTTGAGTACCAACTCCCCCGGTACAAAATACCTTGGAAAGTAGTGTCCGTTTCTTGACACCCCCCTCGGCTCCATCTTGGACCTCCTGATCAACCAGATCGGCCCAAGATGTGCCATTGCGCTCCCGCGTTGCAGCATGTTCATCCTCTATAAGACGGATTGAATACATCTTGTTCTCAAGATCAGCGCGATAGCGATTGATCTTTGAACCAACATACATGTTGTACACGTCAGCAGTGTCACTCAGAAGCTCATCCTCAACGGGTTGTAAGTCATCTGAGCGCACGTCGAAAGACTCCAGTCCCAATAAAGTTTTGGGAATCATTGTTGCTCTATTGCATCCAAAGACGAGGTCCACCCCTAGATGGATTCCAATCACTGTACCGCCCGCCATAATAGGCGATCCGGAATGAGACCTTTCGGTTGAAGCCGAGTGAGTCAACCCGAACAGTATTTTACCTTTTCGGGCTACCCCAACGCTAGACACAGGGAGGCCACCTCTAAAAGTGTGTACCTCACAGGACGCGGGAAATTTAACGTGGGTGCTAAGCTGAAGCCGCTTGGTGCCTAACAGCGCCCAAATGGCTTGCGGAACATCCACGAGTCCTATATCAAAAGAGCTAACGGGAGAAAAGGCGGCCAACCTCCAACTCCTAAGAAACTCACAGCGCTTAGAAGGGCTGTTGATATAGCACTTGGCAACGTCTGCCGCCTGTGTTAAAACATGGCTGGCCGTGGCCAAATAGTCACGATTGCCTAACTTGAGACGAAACGCGGTTCCTATAGGGATACCACGGTGGTCAGTTATGGAAACTACTCCCTCGGACAACCCGGCCTGAAAATCAGATCCGACTTGAGCCGCTTCTAAACCACTATATTGCAATGTGGTTTGAAGTGTGACTGCATCTGCCACCACTGAAGTCAGTGGTGGCATCACCCTAGAAGAAAACAACATCCCATACTTATATACTTCGTATCGCCACCTAAGTTGACGAAACGCGTAAATAATCAGGGCTAAACCCTCCACATACTCATATGGTTTAATAGCCAAGTAAGGCAAATTCCTAAACTTGTCTAATGTGGAAGATAAAATAATACTAGCATATGGCGTGCTTAACACTAACCAATTGAAGCTGTTTGAGAAAATCAGTCCGGCCACCTTGCTTAAAGCAATGATAGCGGGAGGAAATCCGGCAACCAAGCGTTCTTCTACAAGTCTTTTATTCTTGATTAGTTCTGTGAACATTGTGAAAATTGTTTGTATTTCT